AAGTTCAGTATATTCCCCGCACACTGGTTAATGAAGATCGTATCTTTGGTGAAGATGTAGTTTCTCGGTTTGATAGAGCATATCAAATTGAAATGTATCTAGAGAACCTAGATGGATTTGACGGGGACCAAGAACTCTTTACAAAGTTTGGTGTAGAGATTAGAGACAGAGCTACACTGCATGTTTCTCGCAGAAGATGGAATCGTGAAGTTGGACAGCATGTAGACTATGATAGACCACAAGAAGGTGACTTAATTTACCTTACACTTTCAAATCAAATCTTTGAAATCATGCGAGTGATTGACGATAGACCTTTCTATCAAATGTCTGACCTTCCGACATATAGAATGGAAGTTGAACTCTTTGAATTCTCTGATGAAGACTTTGATACTTCTGTTGAAATTGTAGATGATGTAGAAGTGCTTGGTGCTGCAACTATTCTCAATCTTTCTCCGGGTGCTGGTGTAGATTTCCAAATTGGAGAAACAATTAGGCAAGTTTATAGTAGTGGTAAGATTGTAGAGGCTGAGATTGTAGACTGGAATGCTGATAGTGATAAATTATCAGTAACACATATCTCTACACCTGATGGTCTGTTTAGAGAGTTTACAACAGGAACAATTTTAGGATTGTCAAGTAATATTACTCGCACTGTTGCTTCTGTAGGAGATAATCTATTACAGCAAGATAATGCACAGAATGATGACTTTGAGAACTTTGCTGATGATATTCTAGACTTCAGTGAAGGCAATCCATTTGGAGAACCATCATAATGTTTGGAACACACTTTTACCACGAAAAGACAAGAAAGGTAGTTGCAACGTTTGGTGCGTTGTTCAATAACCTACATGTCATCCGCACAAATGCTTCTGGAGAGTCTATCAGTCAATTAAAGGTGCCATTGTCCTATGCACCTAAGCAAAAGTTCTTAGATCGTATTAGAGAAACTGCTAGTATGGACGATGCTAAAGTAGCACTGAGACTTCCTAGAATGTCTTTTGAGATTAGTGCTATGTATTTTGACCCTACTAGGCAGTTACCAAAAGTAAATAACTTTACTAAAAATATTACTAATGATAGAACAAGAAGAACAAAGTTCTTTACTTCTGTTCCTTATATTCTTAACTTTCAGCTGAACATTCTATCAAAGACAAATGAAGATGCTGTTCAAATACTAGAGCAGATTTTACCTTTCTTCAATCCATCCTATACTGTAACAATGAAGCAGTTTAGTGATTACCCAGATGTAACTGAAGATATTCCTATTTCTTTAATTGGTATTTCTTATACTGATGATTATGAAGGACAATTAGAGAATAGAAGAACTATCATATATACATTAGATTTTGAAGTAAAAACAAGTTTCTATGGACCTATTTCTGATAGTTCTATTATCCGTAAGGCAATTGTTGATTTTAGAGACCCTGATGTTCCAACAATAGGTTCTTATAGTCTTACAGATTCGGATAACTTGTTTGAACGTATTATTGTGCAACCTGAACCATTAGATGCCCATCCAGATAGTGATTATGGATTTGTTGAAACGATCCTAATTCCGGGTGAGGGTGACAGTATATAAATATAGTTAAAAATAGAGGCAGATAATTAATGGCAAGACGTAATAGCAGATTTGTAAATCAAAAAGTAATTATTGGTAATAAGTCGATCCAAGAAGGGGACTTAACTGATTCCGCACGGGATGCATTAGGTGCTGACTCTGATTTTGTAAAGACTGTACAAAACTTTCCGGGTAGTAATATTACTGCTTCTAGTATTAGTCCTTCTGCTATTGCCGATCAGGACCAATTGATTGCCTCTACAGGAGCATTGACCACTGGTGGTATCTTAACCATTTCTAGGGATGGTGGTAATAGTTTTATCAACTTTGATAGTGTTGATCAGTTTGAAGGTGGAGATTCTAGTTTAACAGTAGAGGCAACTCCCACTGGATTTGATTTTCTCACAAAATATGCAACGGGACCAATTCCATTTACCACGAGTTCTAGAATAACTGTTAATCTACAAACACCTATTCAGAATCAACAAGACCTATTGCATTTCTTTAATGTTGATGCTGGGGCAGAGACAGATGAAATTCATTCTGTTCAAATTCTTGATTCTGCCACAGAAAATGATTATGAATATGCATTAGAAGATGAAAATGGGGTTTTACATTATCTAAATTTGCTTGATAGTATCCCTTATGGAGACCCTAGATTATCCACCGCAGGTGGTGATAATGAAATTGATATTATCGGTGGTCAGAGACTTTGGCAAGGAATTAAAGGGGCTAGATTAGCAGATAGTGCGTTAGAATTTGGTGATTCTGATGCTGGAACTGGTATTCAAACCAGAAATATTGGTTCTAGGTTAAGATTTAGAACAAGAAAGTCAGTCCCTTCTAGTGAGGCAGGAGGCGCCCCGTCATCATATAAATTAGATGCACCAGAAGGACCAATTGGTGTTGGTGTATCAAGTCCTGTTTATTCTAAAGTATCTCCTAGATTTGTATATAGGGTTGTTAAAGGAACACAAGCACAAGGATTTGTAGCTGGTTATGCATCAAGTGGTCAACCGCTTACAACCTCAGTTCAGAGATTTCCTTTTGCAACAGATACACCTGCCACCAATAATTTTGCCAATTTTCCTTATTATAAAGCTGCTGCATCAGGTCAATCTTCTGCTACACATGGTTATTCTTCAGGTGGATATCCGCAGTCTGAAATTTACAAATTCTCCTTTGCGTCAGGCGGACCTACTACTTTAGTAGGAAATCTAACCACCACACCTAGAACTGGTACAGCAGGTCAATCGTCAACTACACATGGTTATGCATCAGGTGGTGAACACCCTAGATATACAATAGACGAATTCCCTTTTGCAACAGATACAAATGCCACTGGCGTAGGTAATATAACTGGATTTCAAAGGGGTTGGGCAGCAGGAGAATCTTCTACTACACATGGTTATACTTCAGGTGGTGGTGGTGGTGGCGCAAATGAAATCGACAAATTCCCCTTTGCGTCAGGCGGACCTGCAACTGATGTAGGAGATTTGGGTGTTGGGAGAGTAGGTGTAGCAGGTCAATCGTCTGATGTATCTGGTTATGCTTCAGGTGGTGATTATCCCGGGCCTCTTATATACAGAATCGACAAATTTCCTTTTGCGACTGATACTAATGCTACTTTTGTAGGTGATTTGATTCCTTATGCTAGGGAATATGTATCAGGTCAATCGTCTACTGTATCTGGTTATACTTCAGGTGGTAATCCGGGAAGAAACATGATTGATAAATTTCCTTTTGCAACAGATACAAATGCCACTTCCGTAGGCACTTTGGCTGCTGGAAAACATGAGACATCAGGTCAACAAAATTAAACAATATATTATATAAAAGGTAAAAATATAATGAGTGAAAAAAAAGAAACACAAGTTGCTGTTTTTGAAGAAATTCGTAAAAACACTGATATTGCTACACAAGAGCAACTATCAGTTCCTATGTCTTTGGTTTTTGGTCATGGGACAGTAGGAGATATTGCAAGTTTTGGTGATAATACTCTTTTAGAAAATACTAAAAAAGTTGATGTTGCTCTTCAAAATGTTGGTGAACTTCAAAACATTTGGAACCATTCTCACTCTCAATGGGACTGGAAACATATTAACCTTTCTTATCATTCTCCTTACAAGAATATGAGGCAAATAGCAGGTGAAATCGCTTCAAAGAAGTCTGCTTTGAATGAAGCTAAATGGAGACATGTAAAAACAGAAGTCAAAATTAAAAAACTTGAGGAAAAATTGTCTGATCCTAATATCGAATATTGGGATGAGGTTGATGCTAAGATTAAACTTGCTCAGAAAAAGGAACAACTAGCAGAAGGTATGTCATATATTGAAGGTGCAATGAAAGATGTTCTTGCACTGAATGATATGTATGAGCAGTTGAAATCCAAAGTAAGTGGATTTTCTGAAGCAGATTTTGAAAAAGAGGAATCAAAGAATCATTTGAAAAGGTCTCTTGTTCAATGTATCCGGGACATGAGGCAATCAGGAACTATTACCAAAGGTGAGCAAGAGTATCTTGAGCAGGTTGGTGTAAATCCATCTAAAATAATTATGTTGCTACGAGATTATCTTCAAAGTGAAATAGAAACCGATTCTTGGGATACTACTATGTTGTTTACTTTTGTTGATAAACTTGTAGATGAACTTATTGATGATCATGGTGTTGATGTTACTCGAATGAAACTTATGGGGTTTGATACTGATTTTAATGATGAATATTCCTATGGAAATAAAATAGCTCTACTTCCAGACGTATAAAGGATTTACAAATAAATGGATGTTGTTAAAATAAAAATTTCTATAGAACAAATTCGTAGTTACACAGTAATTCTTATGGAAGATGATTCTACAGATTTTGTAGAACATGATGGAATACTTTTAGATAGAAAGTTATTATCACTTCTTAGAGGTAATATTTTCGACTTAGAAGAAGTGGCAGATGTTGAAAAAATCTATGAACTTGAATTTGTTAGTCCTTCTTATCTTACTGATAATATTCAGACAACAGGTGATATAGATATTACTGCATATACAAAAATTCCTCCCTATCCATCTTGGATTATTGGAGATGACGGAGAATGGACTCCACCTATTCCTTACCCAGATGGAAATGGGTCTGGAATGGGAACACTATATAACTGGAATGAAGACACTACTTCTT